ATCATTAATTTCTTCTGACATAATAACCTCTTATGTTTTGATTGTATTGATTAACTGATTCATGCTTTCAACAACATCTCGTTGCTCATCACTCCGATATGATTTGTAAAGCACTTGTGCAGTATGTTTTGCAACAGCAAAAGATTCACAACCGACATCTCGTAAGTGTTCCTCTAATTCTCTCACATTCATTTCAGCGAGTTTAACTTTTGTTATCTTCGCTTTCGGATTCATTGGGAAAGTGACTAATGATATTTCCATTAAGTCTACAGATTTGATTATTCTTTTCTTCTGCTTTGGGTCATATTTATAATCATCAGGCGATAGTCTATATCCTATTGACATAGAATCTAAAGCACCCATTTTCATAAGCTCGTAAACTTCACGACCTTTTTGTGTACCCATTGCTAATCTGCCTTTGATGTATAACCCTTTATTATCTTCTTCTAAAGAGTCAATGACACCTATCGGCTCATCTGTTTTGTGTTGATATAATAATTTTACTTGTTTTGGTTTTCTATATTTGAGTGTGTTAGCAAATGCACCTTTACGAATGACATCATTTCCTAAATCTTTGTTGTTAAATACCGAGCCATAACCCTCGAATGTACCATCTTCTTCTGTATCTAGCTGTTTAAAATCACAGGGTACATCTGTAATCATCTCTTTTAATTGCTCTAAATCCTCTTGTATTTGACTATTGTCCATTTAACCACCCAAAAAGTTAGTAAATATACAGGTATTTTAACCATATTTAGTAAAATAAGTCTATTATTTTCATTTATTTAATCAAATACCCTTTACTTTATACTTTTAGTATAATATACTGTATATATGGAGTTGATAAAAAGACTCTTAAATTTAACGATAAACGAGGATAATAATATGGACTACAAAACAAGTATGAAAGCACAGGGTTACGATAAACTTGAAAAACTTAACGATGTTCTTTTAAATGATAATGAAAATCTAAAAAAGGCATTTTATGTTCTTTTAGAAGAAAATAAAAAACTATTGGATTTTAAAAATGAAATTAAAGATTCGATTGAACGTAATATAGCAAGAGATTTGAATGATGAGGGAGTTCTTATGGCAGTAGAAAAAATAACTTTTGATAGAAGATTAGCAGAAGATGATAAAATTGAAGATGGTCATATATCATTACAGGATTGGAGAGAAAAACAGAATAAATTATTTGGTAAATATAAAACAAAATAGTAAATTATGTTAGAAAGAAAGAGTCATAGCAATATGGCTCTTTTTTTTTTAATCTACAATAACATCATCTTCATCATAGTACATAGTAAAGCAACGACAGTTTACAACATTACTAGCACCACCATTGATATCGCCTGTATATTGCATAAGCTGTGGTATTGGGTCTACTTTACTTGGTGCAAAAACTTGAAAATCATCTTCGATAGGAATGTTAGTGCCATTCATATTAGTGTGCCATGACCTCGTTCTTTCATCTATAGCACTTAACCATTCTTTTCTAGGTTTCTTCAATGCTAATCTTCTAGCAATCTTATTATTACCATAATTATATGCTTGATGAGTTTCTGTCCTTGCTATAACTTTACTTCTTCCTGTACTAAATGCTGTAGACTTTGCTATTTGTTTAGCAGTATCATCTTGTCCGAATCCCTCGCTGACTGAATAAGCGATAGCAGACTGTATTTTTTTTCTAGTAGTTTCTGTTATGTAAGTGACATTTTGTGCAGTATTAGTAGTGATATAATCATAAGTGACTTGTGCTACTTCATCTTCTGCTTTCTGTAATAGTTTAGATGTCTTGATAGTTCTTGATGATTCTTCGATAATTCGCTTAGAATTTATTTCTAAGAGTTTATATAAATCTTGCCAATGGTCATCATAATATTTATCAGGTATCTCTCCGAGTTCTGCATAGTTTTTGAAAGCATATCGTTTATATTTATCAAAGAATTTATCTAGTTTCTTAATTAAGACTCTAGTCATGGTGATATAAGTTCTTAATGCTTGTCTATATTCTTTTCTACGATTGATTCTTATTTTAGCCATTGTAAAGTTTCCTGTAAGAGTTCAGTTTGTGTACCAAAAGTTTCTGTAAACCATAAAGGATTCTGATGATAAGACTCCTTAGAATTTCTATGATGATATGGGCATAAAGGTATGACCTCATAATTAGATGCTCGTTTACCCATCATTCCTTTCTTAATATGATGCAGTTCTGCTGGTGTATCATAGAAACCGAGCTTTCGACAAGCAATACAACCTAATTCTGCAACTTTTTGCATATGTTTTTTTTCTGCCAATGTTTTGGACTTCATTATAACTTTCTTAAAGTTCTAAATCTATGACCTACTATCGTGTCTGTTGGCTCATCTCCACGATAAACCTTAATCAAACAAGCTGGATTATCTTCTGTGGCATTTAAAGTAAAACTAGTTTTAGGCACAGCTAGTTTACCTGACCTAACTATTCTTGTTATTTTCCCTTTGGCTCTACCACCTGAGGAATCCCAAGAAACCATATCGCCTACTTTTAAAGCATCCGATTCTGCTTTGCTTTCCCTTTCTTTCATTATTTGGTTTCTTTTAGATTTTGACCAACTAAAACCAGCATCACCACCCCAAAGCAACCATGCTATTTTACCAGCACTTGGATATCCCTCAGAACCTGAATTAAATCCACGACCTTGCTTATCTACTTCGTGTCTACTGAAGAAACTATACATTCTTAAAACAGTATCAGGAGATAGTCTTTGTTTATTAACTAACTGATTGGCTCTCGTGACTCCTACTTGTGTGCCACCACGATTAAATTCTTTTCTTAACTCTAATCCTCTCTTAGCATTATTAGACATAGTATCTGTCGGAACTAATTTCAAGTCGCTTAATGCTTTACTATCTGCTAGTAAAGATTCATATTCTTCGTGAGTCTTGCAAGGCATATAAACTGTCTGACCATCTTCTGTGTGTGAGTGTATGCCAACACAACCTATTTCTTCGGCTCTTTCTTGTGCCTCTTCTTCGGTAGTAAAGGTATCTACATCAACTGCCTCTTTTTTACCATAAGCCAACTCATAATCTTTTTCGTTGCCCTCTGCATCAACAGGTTGGTCATTATCCTGAACACTTGAGGCATCTACTTCGCCAATAGGGAATAGATTACTTGGTATATATAACTCATCAGCACCCTCTATTTCTTCGAGTCCTAACTTCTCTCTTGCCTCGTTACGAGTCATGATACCATTCTGTACTGCTTGTGAAACATTGAGATAAACTTGTTTAGTCTTTTCTGCCATAGCTGGTATGCTAGTTAAATCATATTCAATTCTAATATCGCCATCGTAAAGAGGTGATAAAAACTCATTCAAGTCAGATTGAACTCTAGTCAATAAAGGTATAACTGTTTCTTCATATAATGCTAATTTTGCAGTTTCCATATTGCTATAAGTATTAGCCTCAGGAATACCGATTAATTGTGCTGGAACTCCAAAACATAATGCTATTTCCCTTGCGGATAAGTTAAGGAGTTCTAAGAAGTCCATATCTTTAGGGTTTAATCCGAGCTGTGTATAATCAAAGTTTCCCTCTAACAACATGGGTCTACCTGAGTTTGAACTACCCTGAAACCTCATTTCTAAATCTTCTAACAGTCTAGCTCGTTGGTCATCTGTTAAAGTAGCCGACATTCCTGTTTCATCTTTTGGCTCAAACTTTAACATACCACTCGGAGTACAACCATTTTTTAATAAAGCAACATTATGTAAACCAGCAAGGTTGTGTTGGTCAATGTTATAAGCACTTGCTAATATTGGACTTAATCCATAGAAGTCATCTAAAGGATTCCACAACTTAATTTGTTTTAATTGAGAACGACCTGTGTCTTGGTCTACAGGATACTCTTTGACTATTTGACCATCTACTAGATAGCAGTAATAATCAGGAATCATTGATGAGCTTGATTTTATTTTTATTCTATCGGGTCTTAATAAATATAATTCTCTTGGTGGTGTATCGTTTTCTGTATCTCTTAAAAGATACGAGTTTCCTGAAATAAGAAGATAAGAATACAATGAGCCAAAATATTCGCCACCACTTTGTAAAGGATTGGGTCTTTGTAGTAGAGATATCAACTCATGATTTTCTAATTCTATATCGCCATCAAATACTTTTATTTTTACAGCACTCGCTGAATCAGATATTAGTTTTACACATCTATGAACGATTGCATTGTCTTGATAACCCTCTTTAGCATACTCTTTATATTTTCTAGTAGACTTACCCATGTAAGCCTCTAATCTATTAATCATAACTGTTGGAGATTCTTTTTTTTGAATACTACCTTTAAAAAATTTATCAAATATGCCCATACTAACTCCTAACTTATATTGAACACTGCTTTACCACTATTTTGTAGTGAGGTTATCGCCCAAACTAAAGC